CAACCCCTATACCCCCAGCAATTATGAGAGCACCCGTGGTTGTTGTTGTAGAGTTAGTTGTAGAGCTTACATACGCATTTCCTACAACATGTAAATCTGAAGTAGGATTTTTAGTGTTGATACCAACATGGTCAGCCTCGACATCTACGTGGAAAGTGTCTGTATCGACAGTCAAGTTTGAAGAAACATACACATTACCAACAACGTGGAGTTCTGCATTAGGGTTTTTAGTGTTGATACCAACGTGGTCAGCCTCGACATCTACGTGGAGGGTATTCCCGTCCACAGTTAGGTTTGAAGAAACATACACATTACCAACAACGTGGAGTTCTGCATTAGGGTTTTTAGTGTTGATACCAACGTGGTCAGCCTCAACATCTACATGGAGGGTATCACCATCCACAGTCAAGTTTGAAGAAACATACACATTACCAACAACGTGGAGATTGGCTGAGGGGTTTTTTGTCTCAATTCCTACGGAATTGGTTGTGGAGTCCACATGGAGGGTATCACCATCCACAGTCAAATTTGAGGAAACATATACATTACCAACAACGTGCAACTCAGCATCAGGGTTTTTAGTGTTGATACCAACATGATCAGCCTCGACATCTACGTGGAAAGTGTCTGTATCGACAGTCAAATTAGAGGTTGCGTAAACATTACCAACAATATGCAGTTCTGCATCAGGGTTTTTAGTGTTGATACCAACGTGGTCAGCTTCAACATCCACATGGAAAGTGTCGGTGTCGACAGTCAAGTTTGAAGAAACATACACATTACCAACAACGTGCAGCTCGGCGTTAGGAGTTGTGGTTTTTATACCTACATTAGATTCTGTTAACACACCACCATATATGTGTACATCGAGGTCTTGAGAAGTAATGGGTGTAATTACATTACTCGAGGCACTACTTTGTGTGTAAGCCATTACAAATTCATCACTTAGTTCCCTATACCCCACGACCACATTAGACCCTGGTCGAGCCATAATAAGACCCAAATCCAGTGTTGTATCGTTAGTTATATTGTTTTGTCCGATTTCGATAATTGGATCTTGTACAATCAAATTATCAGTTTTGATTAAAGTGGTACCACCATTGATAGTTAAATCTCCATTGATTGAAACACTACCAGCTACAACTAAAACATTTGAACCTGTATCATCAACGTAAAGATTCGAACCGATGCTAAGGGTGTGAGAAGCTAATGCATTAGCTATACCCACATTACCAGTGGTGACAAACGCAGCAGTATTATTATAAAAAATCATAGAATTCGAAGTGACATTACCTTGATTGGTTACAGCTTGAAGACCTTGATTACCGATGAGATCTTGTGCTGATTCACCAGATTCTGTTAATTCTTTTGTTTGGGTGTTATACATCATTAATACAACTTCAGCACTACCTCGATAGTCAGGGGCAAAACGAACTGGTGTTACGTAAAGAGAACCACCATTCGATGCATCAACCACGGTATTACTCGCATTTAGAACGATCGTATTTTCACCCTGGTCTTCTTGAACATGTTTACCAAACCTAATTTTAGTTGACCTTTCAATGGTCGGTAAGGTCTTGACCATTTAGTATAGTGTTGTATTTTAATTTGCATAAAGTAGACCAGCCATTCCATTTTCGATCCGAAGTATGTTATAGTTTACTGCATATATTGGGTCATTAATATTCATAGACTCACTCATGATAGTAGCCGAAGCGAGGCGACTGAAGTTGAGTGTTCCTGTGGGTTGGAGAGAACTTGTTGAGAGGCAGAAGCAATAGAGAAAGAAATCTGGGGACGTCACAAAGTTTGTGTGATAATAACTCGTGACGTCTATAAAATGTGGTCTACCCCATCTATAGTTGCCTACATCGAGACCGTTAATGTTTAACTTAATCTTATTCGTTGGGGATGTGAGTGCACCATCTGTCGTTGTATCGGATGAGGCGAGATATTTAACCGGGTGATTGAAGGTGAGTTCTTGAACAAGCGCATTCGAGGGGACATTTTTTTGAACCTGTGTGATGAGAAGATCATGTTTCCTAGATGCAACCTGTCCACGTTCTTCGTTGTCCAAATAGAAGTAATTTGCGTAACACTCTACGTTATAGTTTGTAGCTGCGGTAGCCCAATGGATCCTGAGTTCGACATTATGATAGTTTAGGGCTACAAGGGGGATAGCACACTGTGGTCCCTCACAAAAAAAGAACCTCAGAGGGTAAAAAAATGAACGTGCAGAAATACCTGGGTGTGTACCATTAGAACTCTTTGATACATTTTGAGCAAATGTATCGATCGCAATCTTCTCTGTGAAGATTGCATCTTGGGTATCAATAACGGAACCACCTATCAAAAGTTCCACTTTATCAATAATGGTGTCCCATCGTTGAATATCGAGGGCCTGGTTCGTATCATCAAGTGTAAAATACACATAGCTGAGAAGATCACCCGACCTCTCAAACTGAATACTGGACATAGAATTGTTTTTCACCGCTCCATGGATGGTTTGTTTTTCAATGGACTGTGAAAAATTAGCATGCCTTTTGAATGTTGAACTGAAGAAAGATATTTCGGGGTTGCCCATGATATATTTATCCTGGGCACCTACGGCAATCAATTGAACAACACCTGCTGACATGGTAATACTAATTTAAGGGGAGAAAAATTACAGGTTGGGTTTCCTACAGACGAATCGAAGAACAAAATAATTATTTCTATCTGTAGCCGTTGCGGGAACGATAGGGACGCCACTTTGATTACGAATATTGACAGTGAGACGGTCAATACTACGAATAGGGTTTACATATTGGGTCGCAATTGAGTATTCATCTTTAAACGAGATTGTCTGCGCACCACTGGCGACGGTATTTGCATGGGCGATACTAGCAAAGGAGTTTCGAAGCATACCTAGCGAGGCCTGACCTTCGTACACGTTGCTGGCACGATCATTAAATACAGAATTCAACTCATCTATAGAAATATAACAATGTTCAGTAGCCGTCTTTGTACGAATTCTCGCAGCTAGCAATCTAGCCTGTACCACATTTTTTAGAGGTTGACTCAAAAAACACGTGAAACTGTTAGAACTAGCCTGATCGAGAGTATCAACTGTAATTGTGTGATATTCATAATTTAGGTCTGGAATCATCTCCGATGGTGAAGTGATCAAAGCCATTTATTATTAGATTAGATTAAAGATCCACCAATTCCATCCGCAATCTCATACCCAGCATGAGCACTCACAAGCTTCTGGGCACCACAGAGACCACCTGGGGTCAGACCAACCGAGTAGGGGCTACCATTTTTACCCCCACCAGCAACACATTCGACATCAGGTTTGAGATCAAAGAGAGATTCTTCACTGACGGCTGTAATAGTAATTGGCCTGGGCTGGTACTTCGCGGTCTTCACGGACATCAACGACAGGACAAAGATGAGGGTCATCAATGTGGCGATAGCCATGAGAGCATTTCGATCACTGCGATTGAAGTTAAGTTTGAACATTTATAATAGACATAGATTTTTTTAAAGTGCGTTAAAGAGATTTTCTTAGTTTCTACATAGACAGTAGATGGACGAAGAAATCGTACTTGACAGAGGTCAAACAACTGTGATGAAATTAGATGCTGACGAACAGGCTCTTATGGATGAAATTCAAATCTCTGCACCACGTGCAAAGACGGTTCATCGACCTACGCGGCCAATGCAGAGACCTGTTCAATCCTCCCAAGCTCAGGAGGCTATGGACGCTTTTGTAAATCCTAATAAACAGAGCGCTCCAGCTCAACCTCAACAGGAGGAGGAGATTGATTATGGAGAGGATGAACCAATGATGTTTGATGATGATGAGCCAATGGGGCATGGTCCAGGTGATGATGGGGACCAACCTTCCAAGGGGTACACCTCAATTGACGAAGAAAAGGCGGACCTTGTCAATAAACTTGGACGGTTAGAAAAGAAGGGTTTTGCCGTCAATAAGCGCCTGAATGCCTATTCAGGTGTTGATGAACTAAGGTCGGAAGTCAAGAGGATTACATACAGTATTGATGTTGAACAGTCTGTGCGTTTCTCTCGTCGTATGTTGGTGGCCTGTGTAACTGGTCTTGAGTTTTTGAACAAGCGATACAATCCATTTGAGATTCAACTTGAGGGTTGGTCTGAGTCTATCATGGAGAATGTTGATGACTATGACGGCGTATTTGAAGAACTTTATGTGAAATATCGCTCAAAGGTCAGTGTAGCACCAGAGGTCAAGTTGATTATGATGCTTGGTGGTTCTGCGATGATGTTCCACCTTACCAACAGTATGTTCAAGTCTGTGATGCCTAACATGAATGATGTTATGAAGCAGAACCCAGACTTGGTGAAGAACATGATGGCGGCGGTTCAAAATACAACCCGTAATACGGGTGGTCCAGCGGTTGATGCACCTGTGGGTGGTTCGGGGCAATACGAGATGCAGGGTCCTGGACTCGACATTTCAAGTCTCATGGGTGGGATTTCTATGCCACCCCCACCACCAATGAATACCTCAATGGGTCAGGGTCCTTCGGCGCCTCAACCAGTTGAGGAAGATGATGACCTCTCCGACATCATGTCCATCTCTGGTGATTCCACAGGTGGTGAGGTAAAGGAAGTAAATGTAGGTGCCAGTAAACCCAAGAGAACTCGTCGAAAGAAGAAGACGGAAATTAATCTCTAAACTTATATAAATGATAGCGTATTGTCCGCTTGAGGAGCTCGAGCCTCCAGTCCGACAGCAGGAAGTTGTCACTGAAGCTAAGGCCGAACCTGTAAAGCCACAGGTTGGTCACGAAGAAACTGAATTGAATTACGTCATCATGGCATTCATTGTCGGCGTAGTTGCACTAGCCATCTCTGATTCCATCAGGGCGTAAATGTTGAATCTACCGCGGGGTACTCCCTCGTAGTAAATTTAATAGGTGAATGTGGCCAGGATCTGCTGACCGGCTACATCACTGTCGAGATCAGCTGGGAAACTGTTAATGTTATGTGAAATTTTAGCAAGTCCGCCATCACACGCGGATGTCACTTCGACTGAAATGTCGTAATTATAGTTTTGTGTACTATCTTTTGCAACCGGACGAATATCAATACTTCGTGTACCTGCAGTCGCTGTAGCACTCCATGGGTATGCATTCGTTGTACCAAAGAGGTTTTTCGTACCTATCGCGATATCGTACATTGATGCCGTGGTTCCATCATGGGTACCCCCCGAAAGTTCGAGAATCATGGTACTTGTATTGCGCACATCCGATGTTTCTCTTAAGACAGCTACAACCTTAGCGTAGAAGGTTCCTGGTCTAAATGTCAATTGGATATCTTGACCATTACCGAAATTGATTGGAAACGTGTTCGAATACTTCTTTGTGGAAACCTGGTCAGAATTTGTGATGATACCACCATTCACGTGAAGTGCTGTATTCGCTGTAGCACCATCAAGACCAATCGCAACCTGATTACCTAAATCTAAAGCACCATCTACAGAGAAATCACCAATGACCTCGACATTACTGTTGAGGAAAATATGGTTTCTATGACCAGTTAAGGATGGATTTATGTATACATTACCCGTGGTATCCGCATAAATGTTTGCACTTCCAGCGGTTGTCGTGAGTTCGATAGTCGCATTACTAGAGACACTTTCTACACGCACCATACCATCGTAAACATGGAACTTCTCACCAGGTGAATCTGTACCGATACCAACATTACTTGAGTGAATCACATGGATACAGTTTGTGAGAGTACTGTTATTCGCAACACCCACGATGAGACCCGTAGTTCCATTTTCGGAATTACTGAATCCCTTCAGGTACCCACCCTCACCATCACCCGTGTATATGAGCATACCCGTCTCCTTGTTTGTACCAGGACTTTCGAGTTTTAGGACATTGATATCAGTTGTCTCTTCAGAGTAAATGTGTACATTCGCACTAGGAACTGCCGTACCGAGACCTAAATATCCTTCTTCAGAGAAACGGGCAAACTCGAAGCTATCAGTATCATCAATTTCATGTAAAAATCGGATTGGACGACGTGCACTACCATCTAAAAGAGATCTAATAAGGTTATTAGATGTCGCACCTACTACGGCCTCGGTTGTTGAAAATGCAAAACCTGTCAATCTGAACGCACCACCACTACCAAATTCAATATCACCATTTACTACGAGTTTTGTGTTATCGGAAATAGAATCTGCAGTTGAACGTTGTCCGCCGATAACGACCGTACCACCATTTTTACCAATTATACACAATGGTACATTTCCTGCTTCACCAGGTCCTGCATCGGGTAACGCCTCACCATAAAAGCTGGTGGGTTGTCCAGTGTATGTCTGAAATATATGTTCTGCTGCTAGATGTCGAATCCTATCTGGACCAGCATCGAATGACGAACCCTCATTACCTTTATATAAAATCAGTTCAGTCTGATTAAAAGCTGTACCATATTTTCTTTCTATGACTAACGTGTTTCCAAACTCGTCACCAGCGAGACCCCCAAATGTGAGTTGATTTCCAATCACAACATTACCCAACACATCTAGGGCACCCCGGGGTGAATCTGTACCCAAACCAACATTCCCATTGGCACCAGATATGTATAGACCCACAGTTGCAGAATCTGAAACTTCTATCGCGTTCTTGGTTATTCTAAAATCACCTTGTGCACCCGCGATACCCACTGCCCACCCACCGTTACCATTCACGTAGCTACTAAATGCGTTTCCGTCATTTAAATCCGTTTTAGCGGATATGATGGCGTCGCCGTTATCATGGTTATGCACCAACAAACCTGGACTTCCTACCCCTTCACATTTCACTTCTAAGAAGGCTTCAGGTTCCCCATGACCGATACCCACTTTACCGTCACTTCTAATCGTCATGATGTTGGTATCTACCGCGTAATCGTCGTTCGCTAGGTTTATATCGAGACGTGTCTTAGACCTATTGTCCGTCATGTCCCATTTCCCTAATTTGAAAGAAGCTCTCGCACCGTATTTAGAACCTGTACCTTCCTTGGTGAGTTGGAAGACGTTCGATGTCTGATTTACCACTGTAGTCTCGGCCGTGTTCGTCACGACGAGTGGAGTACTCAAGTGGTTATAATTGTTACGCCGCGTCACTTGTTGATTGATGAACGCAGAACCACCAGAGGTTTGGAAAAGGCTTTGGGGTTGTGTCGTCCCAATACCCACATTACTCGTTTCTAGGATTGTCATCTTTGGGGCACCCATCGTCGATGTCTGACTCGCGTAAAAGTTGAGACCCTTCCCAACCGCTACGATGTTTTCGATCTTGTTTTCACCCACACTAGGTTGTGAATACATACGCATTCCCTTAGAACCCCATGTATTACCATACACAACAGCATTGCTACCAATTATATGAACATTACCGGCTAGTGTTAGTTCTTCGGTGGGGTTTGTGTTCGCTATACCTATTTTACCTTCAGGTGTAATCCGCATTCTTTCTGTATTTTTTGTACTAAATCGTATAATTTGATTCGTGTTTGATGTACTCGCACCAGATATTTCAATCGAGCTCACGTTTGAAGCAGTAGGACCGGATTTAAGAACAAGTGCATCTGTTGCACTGTCACCACCGAATCTGTCTGCATGTATGACGACATTTGAATGTGAATAGATTGAACCAGTAAATAGATTTGTTGTTGTTGTATTACCAATAATCGTGAGTGTGTTTGCATTTGTTAAGTTTGCAAATATTTTTGCACCAATAGAAAGTGTATCTGTGGGTGCAGTGTTTGAGATTCCTGATTGTGTAGTACCAGTTGTTCGAATTCCATAACTTTGAATATTACTGTCAACTGTGAGAATACTATCAGCACTTTCGTTAACCGTGATACGATCACCAACCGAAACACCTCCGGTGCCTACAAGGAGTCTCTCTGTAAACACATTACCCCTCGAAAACATAACATTCGAACCCGTATCGTCGAAATAGACATTTGACCCAATAGAGAGAGTATAGTTTGTAGTCGTATTCGCGACACCCACATTACCATTAGTGTAAAATTGTCCATACACATGAAGATTCACAGTGTTTGATTCATCGATAATGAGACGTGTATCTGGTGGGGCAGCAAATGTTCGCGCAAAAACAAATTCATTATTTGAAAATTGGTACCCGATAGCGAGATTCGCTTCCGAACCATCCTTTTCTTCTGTCATGATAATTGCATTATCAAAAGTGCCACCAGTATTGGTGTTTGCCATTTGAATGAATGCATCTTGTACGACTAGATTGACCGTCGTTTCGTACTGTGCTATTTCTGATACGAATGCATTACCATTGACAGTTAAATTCCCATTTATGATGAGTGAATCACCATTGATGACAACATTACCACCCTGAAATACTGCAACGTTAGACCCATTGCGACTATCATTACCGACGAGGAGATGGTCATGTACAGTGACATTCGTAGAATATGTATTCCCAACAACCTTCAATACATTTGAACTTGTATCACTCACTACAAATTTAGTACCTATAGCCATAGTTGACCTCGCGAGTACATTGTTCGCAATAACATTACCCTTCGCATTCAATAAATGAATATTCTGACGGTCAATAACGAATTCATTATTTGGTCCAATTTGAAACTCATTTGTAGCATTTGGCGCTGCAATACCAATCTTATCGTTAACGTAAAGACGTTCAGAACGAATACCCTTGGTCACGTCAAGCACGATATTCGTTGCTGTACTATCTACAAAAATACTTGAACCAATTGAAATCTGCTTGGTTGGGTTGGTATTAGAAATAGCGATTTTGTCTGCTGTGAGAGTATCAACATCAATTTCACTTGTGATGATACTTTTTACAGTGGTGAGTACATCTTGCTCTACTGGGTCTGCATCTAGACTGGTTACGAAAACCTGATCGAAACGAGCTGTCCTACCCATCTATACCTTAATTACCGAATAAAATTCCAGCTAAACCATCCTTGATTCTTAGAACATTATAGTTTACTGCAAATATACTTAACTCCTGATTACTTGGTCTAAGATTACCCTTCTCCACACCCCGTAATACTATTTTGGCATTATCGATACGGCTAAAGTTGCACGTACCTGATGGATTATAGTCTGATGCATTTAGACAGAAGTGATACACGAAGTACCTTGTATTGAAAAGCACATTGGTTTCACTGACAAAATCACTCGCGCCGTACGATGATTTGTAATAGTTTTGTACTGTGTGAAAATAATTTGGAGACATGTGTTCGAGAATTGGGGTTCCATTAATTTGTATATCACCACTTAAAAATGTAAAACGATCGTTTGCAAAATCATCACTTAATGCACCAAAACCAAAAAAGATGGATTTGACTGGATGATTAAACGATGAAATATCGAATGTGTTTTCACCACCACCTAAAGTGTTATCAGAGACAGTCTCCATTGGAAGTTCAATTTTCTGTGTTTGTGTAATGACAAAGTCGAGACTTCGACCCACAAGTGATTCTCGTTCTTCTTTATCTAGGTAAATATAGTTACCGTATACATTAATTCGTTTTTGTGCAGCTGTAAGATTTAGAACTGAATCATTATAATAAGTGTCATCGAAATTGATTTTGATTTCGACTTGATGATGTTGTAAGGCTACAAGGGGTAAGAATGCCTTATGATCACAAAAGAAAAAGTGAAGTGGGAGAAATGCTGGATTCGATTTAGAAACTTTGTTACTCAACTCCTGTGTTTTTGTCCATGTGTCAGCCATGTAATTGTGCCATATATCAGAGTAATAATCAAAATGTTGGGAATCTATTTTTTGACCCCCTATATAAAGCTCAATAGTGGAATTGTAAAAAAGATTGGAAGACATGTTTACAGCATCGACACCAACTTTTTCAAACCAAATACCATTAATTACATCACCTAAAACTGGAATGATAACCGAATTATCTGTATTCGTAATAGATTTAATCAATTTTGGAGCCTGAGAAAAGTTTGTATGTCTCGTAAACTTCATACGAAAAAAGGAATGACCCTCTTCACTGGTAAGGTATATGTCTTGTACACCTTTGGACACCAATTGTATTAATGCACCCGACATTTAATAGATGTTCAGATTATAAAAACAGACACTTTCCCTGAGGAAAGGCACTCTTAGGTTCTTCCACGTTTTTACCATGTATATTAAAACCACCTTGACGGTACACCTTCATCCGCTTATAATACATGGCGGTGAAGACTGACCATGGGTCATGAACATCGTAGATGTGTGGATTGTTCTTCTTTCCCTTTGTTTCTCTCATAATTCGACCAATACTCTGTATGATATCAGACTTTGGGGAAGCTAAAATAACTGTGTCTAGGGTGGGGATATCCAAACCTTCATGGGCTTGACTGAATGTAGCAAAAATAATCTTCTTCTTTGAGGATTCTTGGAGTTGCGCTTCTTTCATACCCCCCATGTATAGACCAGACGTTTTGGGAAAACATTGGTGAAGAAACTCACAATGAAGACGGCGGTCACTGAGTACTAGGAGTTGTCGAGTACCTGCTGAGGCTTTTTTAACCAATTCGACCAACATTATGTTTCTACACCTGTCCTCGACGAGCTCTGTAATCATGTTAGGCATTGAAATCTTCCCATTTCGCATAGAGGGTGGGGGGTTTCTATAGTTTGGAGACTCAAAGATGACTGGGAACACTTCAACCTGTTCCTGATTTTTTCGTTCAACTGCAAAAAAGGTGGGACCCATGAACCAATGAAGAACCTTGGTGAGACCATCTTTCCTCTCTGGGGTTGCCGAAAGGCCATAAATGTGTCGTGGACACATTTTGAAGAGGGACTGACTAAACACTTTAGCACAGATATGATGGGCTTCATCTACGATGAGAGTCCCAATACTCTCAAAATCTGAGAAACTATACTCCTTTAGGGACAAAGACTGAAGCATGGCAATAACAAAATCACAATCAACTTCCTTCTTATTCTGCTGAACAACACCAATCGTAGCACCTGGACAAAACTGCTGGATACGTTCTCGCCACTGGTCCGCAAGAAACTGTTTATGCACAACAATCATGGTCCTGTATCCCAACTTACAGGCTATGGCCAAGGATACCGTCGTTTTGCCATAGCCACATGGTAAAGAAAGGACGCCATGCCCTGCTTTAATTGCTGCTGCGAGTGCCTCATTTTGGTGGGTAGAATCTCTGAGTTCTCCCACAAATTTGGTCTTGATTCGGGTTGGTTCGGGGCGTTTATCTTGCCGAGGCTCTCCAAGCTTAGCGGTTCCATAGAATCTTGGAACGCAGACTCCATTCTTAGTTGGTCTGAAAACTTTGAAAGGCGGTGGAGGAAATCCAAAGTCACCATTTACGATGGGTCTTACCGTTAATTCTTTTTTAATTTCTTGAATTGGACCCGTGTCTACAAGATATCCAGTTCTAGTGAGTGTGGTCATACTATACTCATTTAAAGAGTAAAAACTTTATATAGATATAAAATGCCTACCGTCGACGTTGAAGAGAACATCAAACAGATTCGTGAGAAAATCGAGAGAATGACACAGGATTTGTTCCGTATGCAAGGTATGCTCCAAACCTTTGAGGGGTTCAAGCAGGGTGGTCTCAAGACAATTGACCTTCCAAACGACCCTAATCAGGAACCCGTCGAGGAACTCGAGAGTGTCCAAGAGAAGCCCGAATAAGTACCGACATTCCAAACCCCTTTAAAGTCCACCACAACTTCAACTTCATCATCCTTTATTAGAGACTGAATAGGACGTCCTTTGACGTTGCACATCACTCTCCTATAACGGAACGGTACCTTCACTGTGAGAATAGTACCATCAAGGGGATTATCTCTATTTTGATTCATGAGGAGATGTGATTTATTTGTATGCATTCGTTCTATAATTTCCGAGACTTTTACAGGAATTATATAACGGATATACTTTTTATCATTAAAGTCATACATAGGTTCGTGCACTTTTGCTATGAACTTCATTGATTTCTATTACGATATACAGAGACTAAAACTATAAGCAGTACAAGTATGAAAAGTAGGACTTGTGTGAGAAGGAGGGGTTTGAGTGGTTCTCTCGTACCAAAACATTCATGACTTAGGGCTCTAGATACTTCAACACCAGCTTCAATACTCGAGTAAGGTGTTTCACGTGGAGACATCATACCACACATCGCAACCTTGGGGCATTCCCCAAAGAATGGGAGTTGACCATGAAGGCTGAGAACCCCCGAGGATTGGGAAAAGGACCACTTCTCCTCCTCGACTTCCCATTCTGCACCCCACCCAATTCGTATATCGAGGGGTTCAGGTAAACCAAGTTGTTTAATAACCTCAGCTTTTATGATTTCGGGATTCGAACTTAACACTTCTTCATTCAGGTCGCATATGACACATGATATAGTGTTAGTATCAACTAGAACCTTGGGTTGTAAATTCCACTTGGTTTGGATTGCTATTTCAAGGTCTGTTTTCATGACTGGTGTTTCCTCATAATCAATTAGAACATTGATAGCACCATATGTACTTCCTTGAACCTTCTTGAGGGCATCTGGTCCCCAGTTGTCTCCCAAAAATTTCAGGGCTGGACTGTTATCGAGACACAAAAAGAGCATTCCATCATCAATAATTCTTTCATCTGAAAAGGTTGCAACAAAATTGTCCTCCCCATATTCAACATTCATCAGTTCTGTACCAAAAATAAAGTTGGCACCAGCGTTGATGAGTGCTTCCTCCATCGCATCACACATCACCTTACCTGACACCTTTTGTGTGTACATTTGTGAAAGTATGGTATGGTCTAAATTTTTTACAAATTCGTACGCTGACATCACATCCCATGTAACCCCATCCATGATGAGTGGTAAATGTTCAATGTATGCCTGACCCGTCTCAGTGAGACTTCCTACTGCATCTTTCAGGGATATACCCCTATACTTTTTAGGTTGTGCAATTACCTTGGAGAACATGGACACGAGGGTTCCATAATCTTTTACACCTAGGGATTTAAAAGCAAATCCAAACATATCCTTTCTTTCCACGATTTGAAATATATCATCCCAACGGATGTTCATCTCTGAAAATATGGACTGTGTGTTTACAAACGCCCGATCAAATACAATCCTATGTGCGTGTAAATCACGTGTTTCCGTTTCGGGTTCCCACCACGAACCTCCAGCTGATACTTTTCTATCATAGAGGGTGACGTCGTGTTCACCTGACCTGAGAATCTCCCATGCGAGAGACATCCCTGTCGGTCCTGCACCAATGATATGAATCTTCATTCTACTTTTAGTTGACATATTAATTTCATATTTAATGTAGGATAATGCTGTCAATACTCAGTGAAGCCAGTGTGTATGCGTCTTCACGCGTTAAAATGCCGCCGAAACAGAAGCTGAAAACATGGAAATTTGCTGGTAAATTTCTGTGGAAGAATGCCACTGTAAAAGATAAAGCTGAATTGGGTCGATGGACGAAAGATGAACTCCTCGATCTTGGTCCAACATTTGTAAAACTAGGTCAAATTGCTTCGACGAGAGGAGACCTCTACCCACCCGAATTTACAAAGGAGTTGGAATCTCTCCAAGACAACGTTCCTCCCGTTGAAATACATGATGTTGTAGATCAAAGCGTGTTCAAAGAGTTTGACCTGGTGCCATTCAAATCTGCGAGTATTGGTCAGGTACATATGGCGGTCCTACATAATGGAAAAAAGGTTGTTGTAAAAGTAAAAAGACCTGGAATCCTAAACATTATGAAGGAGGATACAGATAATGTTAGGGAAATTGTAGAATTTTTAGAAAAAGTTGGTATTGACACTGGGAATAGTTCTGGTTTAGTCCTCGAGGAGTCTATTGAGTATCTCCTAGGTGAAGCAGATTACAAACAAGAAATTCAAAATGCCATCAAGTTCAAAAAGGGTATGAAGAATGTTGACTGGGTCAAGGTTCCTAAAGTCTATAAGAAGTACTCTACTAACGACATGATTGTCATGGAATATGTCCCATCAACAAAACTCACAGAGATTACTGACCCCAAAGTGAATAAGAAGAAGATATGTGAAGCACTCATTAATGCATATGTCATTCAAACCATGGACATTGGGTTCTTCCATGCAGACCCCCACCCAGGGAATTTAGGTTTTTCACCCAATGGGAAACTTGTATTTTATGATTTTGGATTACTTATAAATTTATCTGATGAGTTGAGGGATGGATTCAAATCCTTATTTGGATTTATCATCACCCGTGACACAGCTGGGATAGTCGATACCCTCATCAAATTAGGTGTCATCGTCCCGACAACCTCTGATGTCTCTGATATTGAGATATTCTTCGAAACTATTTTGGGGTACCTGGAGACTCTAGATAGTTCTAAAATCATGAATGATGAACTAGCTGTCCAACTCGCGATGGAAAAACCCTTCGTCGTACCAACAAGTTTCGTATACCTGGCAAAATCTTTTTCCATCATTGAAGGTATTTGTCTCAAATTGGACCCAGACTTCAACTACTTTACGTACCTTGAACCCCTCATCCAACAACAATTCCTGGAGTCTGTAGATATTGGGGATATATTCATGAAGACTACAGAGATTCCTGGGACAATTGGTAAAATAAATACAGCTGTCATGGGGTTGCAAAAGTCGAGGGGGTCTATGAAGCGGTCGATGGTTAAAACGCAACAGGAAATTAGGGTCGTCCAGTACAGCGTGGTTTGCGCTCTACTGGCTGAGAGGTTTGGGGATAATCAACCCATGGCGATGTTTTTTGTCTTATGTACTCTGTGGTTTACTTTTCGTAAAAGTCTATAGACTTTTTCCCACTCTTCTTGGGCGTCTCCTCCTTCTTGATCAACTTGTTATGTTCATCAAAGTACCCTTTCAGACGACGCTGTTCATCACGGAAAATATCAGAGACCTTCTCTTTGATCTTGTCCACGTCAGTGTCGCGTTCCTTTTGAATCTTCTTACTCAACTTCTTGAACCCCTTGTTATTCTTATCGGCAGCGAATACAGTGAAAGTGTTTGTAATGGCAAGCATTTATTATGTGTTGATATTAATTTTTAATCGTTTTAATTTTTCTTCAAACTCTCTTCTTTCACCTGGAGATTCAATTTCTTTCCCAGAGTTTATAGCTTCAATTTCAGGACCAGTCAACTGCATAGAATTTACACGAAAGTCCATGAATGCCTCCATAGAGTGGGGTACCAGG